TTACTAATGTAGCAGGCACAGCAGGAACACATACATTCTACCAAGGTTCGCACTCATTTGCCACAGAAGGTAGTACAGAACTGCTGGGTAGGCAAAACAATATCACTACTGCGATCACAGGCAAGACACTGACAACTGCTAATACATTCTATCCTATGGTTGCTATTAGATTAAAAACTACAGCACTCAACAGCGTAGTACTACCTGATTCATTCTCTGCGGCAACATTGGATAACTCTAACGTGTTTGCTAGGGCAGTAGAAGGTGCTGTCATCACAGGCGGCACTTGGGTAAGTTATAGTGACGATTCGCCCATTGAATACAACATAACCGCAACTGGTTATACAGGAGGCATTCCTGTTGAAACAATCTATGTAAGTTCAAGCGGACAAGGCAACATCTTTAGATTTAACGAACGAGCAATCACACAGATTGATAGAAGAACTACAACCACGCTGGGCGATACCAGTGACACATTCCTTATTGCTATGGCATCGACTGTTGCAAACAAAGATGGCTTTGCAAGTCTAGGTTGGATTGAAGTACGCTAAAAGATCTACTATAATATACCCAAAACACATACCTGCTATGCTAAATACTAATACGTTCGAGCAATACGCTTGGAAGTAGACACTATGTCGAAGGAACGCACCTAACTTTAAAAAGGAGGGTGACATGGATAGACACTCATTTATGCTCAAGCAATATTCTGAGCAACAACTACGTAAAAAGAAAGAAATGGAATTATGGAAGGCTCGTCATGAGGTGGAAGTAAATGCCAATGGTACTTCTGGTTATGTAGTAAAGCATGGTCTTAATAAAGATAAAATCTTAGGCCATCAGTCTACTAAATCTACTAATAACTGGTAATTAGTGAGTAAACTCCAACCAAGTGGTGATAGCATATTTGTCACCACTTAGTGGAGGATTGCCTCTATGTGTATGAGTAAATCCTGCAGGACAAATCATAATAGTTCCTTGTGTCGCAGGTATGCGTCTGCTTTGATACAAGAACTCTGTTTCGCCACCTTCTTTTACAGTATTCAAATAAGCCATAGCCAATAAAGCACGTTGTCCTGTATCGCGACTTGCGTGTTCACAGTGCCAAATATGATATCCTTCTGTAGGGCGGGTATGTTGTATTTTAATCGAATGTGATATTTGAATTGGATTAAGATTTTCGAACACACCAAATTCTTGTGTATAATCTAGTATACAATTTTGAAGAGCATTGTAGTAAGGCTCTAGCAGTTTGTTCATACTTAAAGCAAACGTACCAGACTCACCTTCGTCATATAGCATCGCACCGTCCTTGTTCATCTTTGGTGCTTGCTCGTTAGCAGTTTGGCGTGTAAGTATACGTGTTCCTTCTTGTTGGTGATAGTAATCAATTACAGTTTGACAGTACTCTGGATCGAGTTGATTGTCAAACACACCTATAAAATCTTTAATCATACTAGTACTTATATACATATATAATAGGCGTCTTAAAAGCGGTTAAAACACCGTTACTCGCATAAAACCCTGTTTGATATACATTGTATAGTAAAACTCCTTAAGTCGGCAAATAAGAGCCATTTAGGGGTGATTTTCATGCATTTAAGACGTCTGTCGCATAGGGGCATTTTTACCCTTGAACAACTAAAAAATAAAGTTTTTCCAACTTTCGTGTTTTAGTTTGTACTGTAGATGTTCTTTATTTTTAACTAGATCATAGTAGGTAGGCTTAAAAGGTTGACGAATTGGTTTTGGATGTAGTTTATCGCCTTTTGCTACATTGCAAGGTCCACAGGCTGTAACTACATTTGTCCAAGTAGTTCGACCTCCTTTACTTACAGGAACGACATGATCCATAGTACAGATATTTCGATGTAACACTTCTTCACAGTATTGACAAGTAAAACTATCCCGCAACATCATATTAAATTTAGTAAAGCGTACACTAGAATTTTTACGCACATACTTCTTAACCATAACTACAGCAGGAACACGAGTTTCCCATTCCATAGAACTTACTAGCCAATCGTCATACCATTCGAGTACTGTAACTTTTTCTAAAACTAGATATTTGATTGATTCTTGCCACGTGATAGTTGACAATGGTAAAACACTGTAAGGTTTGGCATCGGCATTTAGAACAAGTGTATCAGACACTTCATACTCCCTTGTACAAAAATATTTATCTTTACGATTTAGTCATTGCCTAAGTTACCTAAGAATTCACGTAACTTAGTGCTATCAACATCTGCTTTTACTTTCTTAACTGGAGCACCTTCATTAGGTTCAATAGTTTCAGTATCGCTTGATGTTGTTGATGATCTTTGTAGTCCTGATAATATACTTGATCCTGCTTTAGATGTACCATATGAGTTTGTATCATCGTCTTCTTCAAGATCTCTAATACGTAAACTGTCAACGTCAAATTCTAAATCAATCTTACTACCAACGCCACTTGAACTTCTTGTTTTCATTAACTGTATCTGATAACGTCCTCGTTCACGCATTGCTCTACTAGTAAAGATACCAATCACATTATCTGCTGTTTGAATCTTACTCAAACCACCTGAGATGTGCGAGTGATCAAATTCAATTTCTTCAACAGCCCCTCTGTTCAATTGTGATGCAGTTACAAATACAGTTTGCGTTTCCATTGCAAGATTACGTAATTCTTCTGATACAAATTTATCTTTAATAAACAAATCACTCGGTGACACTTTTCTACTCATTGGCATCATCAAGTCTAAGTAGTCAATTAATAATACGTCAATCTTTTTACCTGTTTTAATTTCATACTCTTTTACGTAACTTCTAATGTCGTTTGCATTTTTACCACTTGGCATATACTTGACTTGGAATGCTCCAGACTTCTTACCAATTAGTTTAACTTTCATTTCAACGCCGTCAAGATCTTTAAAAATTTCTTTAGTTGGAACATCAGTTACCATACTATCAATACGCATTGCTACAAGTGCTTCACTTAACTCAAAACTTAGATACACAACATTCATTCCGTTGAGTGCCCAGTTTACTCCTAAGTTAGCCAAGAACAAAGATTTACCTGCACCCGAACCGCCTGCAAAGATATTCAGTTCACCTCTATTAAATCCACCAAACAGTTTCCTGTCAAGTGTCTTCCAACCTGTGCTTACTTGTCCGTTGTTATCTTTAAGTCCCATAAGTCTTGCTTTAGGATCTTCAAAGTAATCTGTACCTAGATCTTTTGTTAGTCCTACTTGGACTGCATTCTTAATTTTTTCTTCTACAGGACCATAGTTACCTTCTTCAAGTAAGTTAGCACTTTCAAGGATTGCTCTTTCTAAACCTTTATGTCTAGTAAACGTTTCAAATTCTTGCAATAACCAATCATAGTGTTCTTCACGTAATCCTGTAGGAATCTTTAAATCTGTTTTACAGTTAGCATTGACCATATCTTCTGTAGGTAATGCGTTATGATTTGTAACATATTCATTAATAAATTCTGCGGCGTTTTGTAGTTTTCTATCAAACAAAGAATGGTCAAAGATTGTCTGACAACGCACAAATGATTGTGCATCACTCAGCATCATTTCTAGATATACTTTTTGTACATCATAACCATAATCTCTATTTTGTTTTGTCATTCAGCGATCCTTTATATTACTTGCTATTATACCATACTTCTGGATTAAAGTCAATATGTTTCTTTTCCGAAGCCAACACTGCTCCAATACATGATCCTGGATCTCCCGGATTTGGTGGGATCCATAAGTTTTCCCAGTTTGGTCTAATATAGTCCATTGCTCCTTTGTTTAATGCACAACCTCCAGTTACAATTAAATTTTTACTAGGCATATGTAACGCCATACTTGTTGTTAATCGTAATACAATCTTTTGGAAAACAAATTGAACTGCCGCCGCCAAGTTTTCTAAATCTTCGATTTCAGGTCTCCACCAACGTAAACCTCTATGACAATTTTCTTTTAGTTTTACAACACAGAATGGGTTATTTGGTTCAAATTCAAAAAATTCATTTAATATAACTTGGTCGTAAAGTCTATAGTCGCCTTTCATAGCAAGTTGAGAAACTTTGTATTCGTCTTTGTTTGGTTCAAATCCTAGACGCTGTGTCATTGCACTGTACCACAAACCTAGACTGTGTGGATATCCTTGTGAACTGACTTTTGTTAGTTTATCCCCTTCGCCTTTCCACATAGTAAGAGTTTCCCACTCTCCAATACTGTCAATACAAATAATACTAGCATCTCTAAAGCCACTAGTATAATATCCATATGCCGCATGACTGTGATGATGCTGTACATATTCAATAGGACATCTAATGCTCCATTGCTTTAGATAACTTTCAATATTGTTTTCTTTAAATAAGAATCCTTGTCCGGCTAGTAGTTGTCTAAAAGATTTAAGCATAGGACGTTCATACCAAACTACCTTATCTGGTTCTCCGTACATTTCTCTTGCTACACTTAACATAGTCCAACTAAAGTTTGGATCATTTGCTACGCCACTAAAGTCTTTAGCAAGTGCCGCCCATTTTAGTTTGCCGTCTTTAAACACTGCTAAACTTGCATCGTGACTGTTGCCGACCATTCCCCAAATTATCATTCTACACCTTTAAATTTTTTATAACTTGTGTGTAATATATAAAACCACACACCGTTAATCATTGGTTCAACAATAGCATCAACTGCCGCTAATTCAAATGAAGCACCAGTAATTAAATTGTTACAGATCATAGCAATTACAATGTGTCCAATAGTGTACACTATTGCCAGCGCCGCACTGCTACCGCCAATCAATCGTTTTAACAAATTAAAAATACCTTGTCTAAATTCACTCATAAACATTTACTTGTATATAAAAGGATCTCGTTTTTTAAGTTCTTCAATTTTCTTTTCCATTCGTTTTTTTTCTTGCCAAGCACGATAAGGCTTAGTAAGTTTGTTCCAAATATTCTTTAGCCAAACCATTTTTTGCTCCGTAGTTTAATTTTTAACTCACTGCTTTCACTTGCACTAATAATTGAGTACAGTGTATAAAGTTTGCCGTATCTATTTACAGCATCGTTTACATCATTTATGTTTTCATGCCAGTCCGGCATACTAACATTCCAACCAAGTTCAATGGCTTGGTCAACAAGTTTAGAACCAGCATCATCGCGATCTGGTACAACTATCTTCGTAGTATTTAAACTATTGAGGATCATAGCCTGTTGATCTTTGATTTCACTTCCTAATAATGCACATCCTTCTACAGTAACAGCATCGAACGGACCTTCAACTACAATAGTATATTTTCTATCATATGTTTGATTATCAATATTAAAAACATATCCAGGTTGTTGTTCACTAAGATATTTAGGATTGCCGGATTTAATTTTACGTGCAGTATATCCTACAATGTTTTGTTTATAATAAAACGGAATAATAATTCTATCTTTTAATTCAGGACTCCAATAAAATTTATAATCTTCTAAAAATAAATTCCTTGTTTGCAAGTATTGAATAACTTCTATAGGTGTTTGCTCATCGATAAGTTTAGAATCGTTTGGTAATTCTTTTACTTCAAAGTTTGGTAATTCTATTTTAACAGACGATGTACCTGTTTCTTCTAGTTGTAAACATTGAAGTGCAAGTTTGTTAATAGTATCGTCTGGAGTTCCTAACCATTGGAAGAGTTTACGCATCTTGTGACTTAATTGTCTACCCGGTGCCCAACTTGCTTTGAATCCACAATTGAAGCAGTGATAAGAAATACCACCATCGCCATTTGCAATCAATCCACCACGCTGTCTTTTATCTGCACTATCGCCATTGTGAATACAACAGGGAGCATTAAAACTAGTCCAACCACTAGGAGTAGTTTTCCGTTTCGCTGGTAAGTGTAATTGTAATGTATCTGACACGATGCTCATACTATTATTATAGTATAAGTCTACAGAAAAGTCAATCAGTTTCGGACGAGTACTTTATCAATTGTTCCAGAATTTGAAGTTGTATAAGTTGTTCTTACCCAATTAAACACTCCATTGAAATTAACATATACTGGCTCTGTTGGAGAACTTAAAACAGTATTTGTTATGTCAAACCAATTTGTTGGATTTTGATTTTCTAAACTACCTTGAATAGTTACAGTACCATTAAAGTCTGTAGAGTAGATAGCCGCAGTATGCAATGCTTCATTACCATTTAGTGCTGGTTCAGCACCTACAGGTCCGCTTGTATAAACACTATCTGATTCTATAAATGATGAAATAGTTGTCGATTCTTTTGGTCCAGGAAATGCACAACTATCAACTTCTATAATTCCGCACATTTCAAAATGAGCGTTTGCGTATGTTGCTACATTTGAACTATCATTGTTGTTTACCAAATAGATAGCATAAGACAAGAACTGATCTTTTAAGTTTAATGTATCGTTTGCTGATACATTAACTGTAAATTGTCCTTTATAATTAGGAGTTGATGTTTCGATAACAGTTCCTAATTTTTCTAACACCTTAGTTTTAGTTTCATCGTAGGCAATTAGTTTAGGTGTATATGTGTTTAAAATACTAATTGGTTTTTGATCGTTGTTTTTAATTTCAAAGGTTAAGACATTGTCTATTCCTCTGTATACTTTTAGATTTTTTGCGTACACTGGTTTATACTCCGTAATGTTGCCTGTAGCCAAATCTGCTACAATAATGGTTTTGTTCTTGACTAAATATCTAGGTGTAAGTTGCATACACATATTTATTTAAAAAGAGATCATGCTAAGAACAGACATAGAAGAAAATTTCCCATTCCTAAGCGTAGTTACCTACGGTGGGCAGGAGTATGTTGGGATAATCAATAATCAAGATAACTTTATTACAAGTATGTACGTTTATTCGAATATAATTAATGAAGAACATCAAACACACTTTATAGAACTAGGTGAAGCCTGGTGGTGGGAATCTAATCGAATGATTCCGATTAACATCTTTTTACGACATGAAATGGAAACGTTTAGATATTGTATGGTTAATATGAATAGCAAAGACGTAAAAGTATTACTAGGACCGTGTGTTAATTTAAAGAATCTTTCAGTTAAAAGAGTTAAAAGGCGGTCAGTTCAACTTATTAGAAAACCTAAATAATTAACTGTATCCGTAACTAATTTTTTCACAAATTAAATTCATGTGTACAATCACTCCAACAGCATAAGCCATTGCGTGTGCTTTCTTAAAGAAATAACTTCCGTCCTCAGGTTTCGTCCACACTTCTTTCATCACCGTATCCCACGGTTGTCCAACTAAATGTCTCTTCGCTGGACGTATCATTGCTAGGCAAGCGGCTAGTTGTGGAATACTCTGTGGTTTCATTGTTTTTAGTAAGGTACTGTGTCCTGCGACGTGAAATAAGTTGTCGCTGAATTCTGGCTCGGTAAGCAGGTCCCATAGTGGTTCTCTTTTCATAAGGTTTAAAAGATGGGCTTCATCTTTTATATCTGTATATATCGAAACATTAAGAAAGTCTAATTTAAAGTATCCCCTTTCTTCTGCTGTTTCGTAATCTATTGTTGAAAGATTGTCAATTGGATTGTGGGGGATCTCAGTTGCATAAATTCCTGTGTTATGTTTCTTACCAGTATCAAGTTTTGCTACTCGATGTTTAAGTTTATCAAGTATAAGATCTCTGTTAGCAAAATCTATATCAATATCAGGCATTTTCTTTTTTCATTTCTAAGTATGCTTCTTTTAAATGCTCAGGCACTTCCCACTTGAATACATCAATAAGATGTAAACCACTGCTGTCATATTTTTTATCCTTAACATTTCTTTTCATACCGAATCCTAATCCGCCTTTTGTTTTTGTATGTATATCTGGGTTATATTGTGAAACCTCAGAATATTTTTTATGTTGTTTCTTGTTCGTTTTTTTCATATGGTGTTTTGTCTTGCGAAATCAAATAGCAATCTGATTGTATTTGTGAAATAAGTTGATTAATTTCTGCATCTGTTCGCTTTGGTTTTTCGTACTTTGCTTTTCGTAGTCTGTCAGCATCTAGTTTCAGTGAGTCAATTTTATCGCATAGTTGACTAATCTTGTGTAGCATCATGAACCTCCTCTTTGTCAAGTTTTACACTATCTTTTGATATTGGCATTCCTGTTCTATCAAACCATCGATTATCATCTGTGACATAAACATGAGTTCTAAAATTATTACCATCAATACCTTTACTAGTAATACTTTTTTTAGTTATAGTACCTTTGTATGTTGTATAGTCTCTATTAACTAATCTTAATGTTCCGCCACTAGCCGGACTGCCGTAAATACGATCAATACTTTCACCATTAGGTCCTACATGATTAGATGCTATCTCTATTGTCCTAGATTCATAATCTTTGTTAAATGTGTCGTTCATGTTTTTTATTATAACATCTAATATTGTTAAAGTCTAGCCTTTTCTGCAATTTCTTTTACCAATTCAATATCAGCAGGACTACGCTTAAACCGTAATGCCCAATGCTGTGGATCCATTACAGGATATACAATAGCCAGTTGTTCGTCGTTAAATTTGCCTAGCATCTCTTTTCCACTCTTACAGTTCAACACAAGCCATGGACTAATTTTGCCATCTCGTAAATGTTGTGTTACTCTGTTTAAACTTGCATAACGGAAATAATGAGTCCACGGAGCATTATTTGCATCAGCCCAATCCATCATGGTTTTGATTGAACGTTCAACTGCTGTTTCGACACCTTCTTTTTTGATAAGTTCGAGTGCGTACTTTTCGTATAGTTCGTCTCGGCACCAGTGATCAAGTTTGACTCCTGATGTGACCACATAGTCAACATACTTTTCTGGATATAGCGGTCGTACATTTGAAACAAAGGAACCAAACTTAACAAAAGCATTATAATAGGTAGACTTACAGAATTCTTCATAGGTCTTTGTACCTTTCAAATTTTGACATAGTTGATAAAACCTTGTGAACGCATAATAGCCTAACTGAACGTGCTTCTCGCCTTTTTGTAATGCTCTACGTTTTTGCTCACACATATGAACAGCAAGAGTCTTTTCTCTTGTGTAACCTACATTACAATATTGACAAACAAACGGTTTATCTGACATTAGTAACCTCTAACGTAATGTTTGTTAGTATCATATCCTGCATCTAAAACTGCTTGCCCAATGTCTTGATATCGTTCTACTTTTTGAACAGCATTTTGCATTTTAGTTGCAAACTCTAAATCAATTTGAATTCCTAACTTTGTACTGACTTTTTCTTTGAGCCATTTGTAATACATAATAGGAGTTGGATGATAATCCATATGTTTATCTTCTGCTAAGTCTCCAGGCTTTGCTCCCGAAAATGACAACCTTCCATCGTGTAATTCACAGAGCCAGTTGTACATATCACCTTCAATCCAATAACTATTTTGTAAAATCTTTTTGTAGTTTTTCCAATAACTCATATTTAAATCTGGTCTAAAGTCTTGCGAAAATGTCATTAGTATCTTGCACGGTGTATTCCTAGCCAAACTAACTGCCGCATGAATAAAATTAAAAGAGTGCATCTTATAACTTTCTTCTTCCCAAACTTTAGACACTACAAATCCTTTCATAGGATCCTGTTCTACATTTGCAAATAAACTTCCTCCAGGATACCAAGTTTCGTGTGCTTCTTCATCCCATATGTGATAATCAAATCTATGAAAGTCTGTCCATTGAATAACAATAACATCGTCAACTGAAAGATCAGTCTTACTTAAAAACTCTGAAAACCTTTCAAATATTTGTCGATTGCCTGCGCCTCGATTTGCCCAGTTGTAAAATTCTTTATAACTTTGTCCTAAGATGTCTGCCCATGTAGGCCAGTGATATCTTGTTAGGCTACAACCAAATGTAAATAATCTTCCATTAGTTTTTACCATTGAATTCCTCAATATATTTTTCAACTTCTTTTTTACTATTCATATCAACAAGCATCTGAATTTCATCTGTTTTCATATTAGGAAATATTTTTTCTAATTCTTTTCCTAACTTACTAGTACTGGCTCCTTTTTTCTTGTAGCCAATCCATTCGTGATATTGTATCTTCTTTTCTGCATTTGAAGTTAAGCATAACAGTTGCCATAATAGTTTTTGATGTTTAGCAAGTGTAAAGTAATGCTTGTTATAATATTCATTTGTCTTAAACACTGCAAGTTCTTGTGCTTCACGTTTACCCTTGACTACACTACAATAACGATTAAGCAAATAAAAAGAAACAGACTTCTTTTGCTCGGCATCAAGTTCATCCCATACTTCTCTGGCGCCCATATCAATTGCACCTAGAATATCTTTTAAAGGTAATTTATTCGTCATTTAGTTTTGTCTCTATACTGTATGTCATTCCTATACTAACACGTAACGGAACATTTGTCACGTCCATAGTATGCCAATAATGTGCAGGAAATAAAACTGCATTTCCTTTTTTATATTTTGTTCTTTTCATTTCAGTTTTGCCGTCATCTGAAAAGAAAATAGTATCTCCGTCTGCATCATTTACATAATAAACAAACGTCCATAATCCTGGCTGTCCATTTGCTACGTCGTTATGAGGACCATAATACACGCCTTTAACTGTTCCATTTAATCGTGTACGTGTAACTTGATTAACGTGTGCGTCCGGAATGTAATCAGGAATAATTTTCATACACAATGCTGTATGTAACATCTTGCTTAGTTCTTTCCAATCATCAAGTATACCACTCTGTGTGCAGTACATCACATTAGTAAACAGTGCAGGTGTTTTGTAGTTATTGCCTACTTCGTCTTCTTCAGGAACATGAACAAACTTCCAATCAACATCAGTAGTTTGATCTTCAATATACTTTACCATCCAGTCTGGAAATGGTTTTTCTATTTCAAAAATTCTATTAGGATCTCTCATTACCAGTTACTTTCTTTTATAAGATTATACATTAATTTTAACTTCTTTAGTTGTATTTGTAAAGACTTATTTCCTTCATTTGCATAATCTACTATTTCACTTAGTTCTAATTCACTCAAATACCAATCAGGATATTCTAGTTCTTCAATAAGAACACGAGCCCCTGTGCAAGTATCACGTTCAAAAATCGTATTACCTCCATCTGGGGATTCGTATATCTTTACCATTACTTAATTTTTGTACCTACTGTTCTTCTTACTATATCGTCATGATTAAATTCTGCCCAATACAGTTCAAATGCTACACCATCTTCTACACCTTCAAATTGATGAATCTTGCCCGGCTTGACCTGTGTAAACTCGCCTGGACCTAATATTGTTTCATCAACTAGACCTTCTTGATCAGCATCTTGCCATACACGCACAATCATCTTGCCTGACTCCACAAAGAATCCGTTCCACTTATATTTGTGTTCGTGTTCGCTACACTTGAAACCTTTTTTAAATTCTATACGATGAAATTCTAGTACACCGTTTGCATGGATCAATTCTGTTTGACCCCAAATCTTTCCTGCTTTCATTCGTCGTCTCCTTTGCTTTCGTTTTCTTGTGCTCGAATAATAATGTACATAACCACAACGGTTGCTATCATTCCTATAAAAAATAAACCTATACCAGCGCCGACGGTCATTTGCCTTTCCTTTTCATCCTAGTCATAAACTTTGCATAACTACCAACACCCATCATTAGACTGTTTAGTTTTGCTAGTTCTTGACTTGTTACTAAGTGAGTTTTAATGTTTATTCTTTTATCAGAGAGTGGAACTAAATGTAACCAAGGATCTCCAGGTTCAACTTTTAATTCTGTATTAAATGGAATCATAATGTTTACTAGTGAAGCGTGTTGATACTTAAATTCTGTTATTGCTGGAACTGTCCAATATTCTAAAGGATTTGTTTGATGCCATTGTGGTGCCATCCACATCCAGTCAATTCCGCTCTTATCTCTAATCTGCCAAGGACTCATAACTTTACCATGAAACATATTTGGTTTATGATGAGCATAGTCTTGTGGGTCATGAGGAATAACA